TCAAGAACAATGTGAGCATCAGAGCAATAAGTACTCAATAGCTGCATTATGTTATCAGGAACATTAACGGCAATTATCTTTGGCGTATACCCGATCTTTCGCCAGCTGTGGCAGACGAGGGGAAGAAGGGCGTAATAGTCGGGGTTGTTATCGGTTGATAAAAGGCAATATTTCATTAAAAGTTATTTTTTACACCATACATGGATAGGTCGATTTTATGATTATATATCATAACCTTATAAACATCTCGAATTAAAACATCAAGCTCCGATAAAATTCTCTTGTCCCGTCTTTTCCAAAGATTACTATTTCGTTTCATTGACATACCATGACGATGCGCCCTGTACTGCTGACAAATTTTCATTAGCTCCCATGGTGTTAATTCATTAACCCGGAATTTATCATAAAGCGTTCTGTCGCCAAGGTGAGCTGAGGCCCACGATATGTTTTCTTTCAGCGAATCGAAATGCTTAATCTTTTTATTGCTCTTACATAGTCGATAGGCTGAAGCAATCGCCACCACGGAAAGGAATATTATTAATAGAAGAGGCATTGTTTTTATTATTAAAATATTCATTTGCAATAATTTACATAACCCAATAAAAAACCTCAGGATATTGTTTCTCCAACTCCTCCCAGTACTCATTATCCTTTCCGTGCTTCTGCAGGAACTTCACCACTGCATCCGTTTGGAAACCGGCAGCCCCGATATGAAACCCATACCCATTCGTCTCCTTAAGCTCATCAGGCACCCCGATTTCTTTCAGGTCAATATCATGTATGAAGTTGTGGCAGTCACCCCTGAACGTCTGAGGGTGGCCCAAAACGAAATGCTCGGTAATGCTATCGGCGACCTTTGGGAGTACGTATCGGTTAAGGAAGTCCTGATCGGCGCCTTTGTTGTTAAAGTCAATGCCCTGGCTAAGCGCGAGTAGTTCATCGAATGAATCAATACTCATTCTGTTTTGAAATGCGCCTGAGCGAAATCCGATCATGCCTCCCATAAGGGTTATCGAATGCGAAATACTGTCCGTGATTGCATGCGCCATTTTCGGGCCTCTCATCCAATATTCAACAGCCTGACGTTCGCGATAAGATAATAGACTGTCAGTGTCACGGCAGATGACGCGGTCGTACATAAGATTTCTGCCATCCATAAGAAAGACAGGCCAAAGCCGATACAGCATCATACGGCATAGTTCAGAAGTTTGGAAACTACCATTGGTTATTTTGCAATTCAATATAAGGTCTTCAATGTAGTCATAGTAGGGTGACCGCTTAATGCTTTCATCAATGGCTACGTAAACATCCCACCCAGGATAAAGCAGTTCAGCAATTCGAATGTTCAGATGTAATCCGCGCAGGTATGCCCGGAAGTCGTAACAATTTTCGTATTGCTGGTTGTAGCCGAAGAGGGAATATGAGATTGCGTTCATTTTATAAAACAATTTTATAGCCATTGATTAACTTACCGACCACGTGCGATCTGTAAATATTTTCTCTGTAAGTTCCCAGGTATTCGGCCGCCGAAAGTCTGGAAGCAAACTCCAACACGACCATGTCCTTTATTAAAAACACTTCCTTGCTTTGCGCAATCGCCGAAGCCGCAAAGGCTCTGCTCCTTGATTCAGCCAAAGCATTTAAAGAATTGGGGTGGAGCGGGATTCGCTTTTTAGCCTCTGACATTCGTCTTCTAACCTCGGGCGAATGTTTCATTCCAATATTACGAACAACATTTTTTTGATTGCGGCTCATTGATTGCCGAGACTCCATTGAGTGATGAAAATTTTTTCCACCCGTTGTTATGTTCAATTCTTTTGTTGTGGAATACATTCCAATATAAAACTGTTCAATGTCATTCATTTTATCCGGCTTGCAGAATTCAATGACACAAAAGTAATGCTGCTCTGAACCGTGTTTAATTAAGGAGTTATATAACGCTTTTTGACAGTGGCAGTTATTGTATAGGTAAGCTCGTATTCTCCGATGCATATTTCGAGATTGTCCAATGTATTTTTTACCCGTAGGCGACATAATGCAATATACCCCTGATGTTTTTAGGTGGTGCATATCAAGCACTCGACGTAATGGAATAGCCTCAATACCGCTTATCGGAAACATATTCATATGTGTAAATTATTTTTTCTATCACATGCTCTGTCTTAAGTAATCCCGTATCGCGCAACATGAAAGCATAATGCGAATCTTCTGACCTCTCCCAATGCGGGAATGGACATTTAAGTGCATGCTCTCGTTTGACCGTATTCAAGTGATTTGGGCATCTGTACAAAATATTATCCCGCTCAAAGAAATCATTGTACCGAATTGAGTGGATAAATAACTGTTCCTTTGCGTTGTCGGGTTTATAAAGTCCGGTTAAGCCGCAGCAATCAACATCTTTATTAATGCCGTCCATTATTAGGCATACGTATTCATTAGATACAAGATCATCGTCATCTATGAAGGCAATATACTTGCCTTGCGCCTGAGCCACCATCTTATTTCTTTTCTCACCAATGCTATAACCACGATCTGAGTTAAACAATACCTCAACCTCGTCGGTATTAACTTGTGGCAATAGTACTTGCAATAGCCTGTTCAATAGGTGAATCCTTTTTGGTAGCGTCGGTATGAGTATCGATAGTTTCATAAGTCAAACCCTCTCGCTTTACGTTGTTCAAACACTTCTTTATCCTTGTTATAGGTATCATTGCGCCAGTATAGTTCATCTTTCTTCGCCTTGCTATCGTTAGTATAGTGCAGGTGTTCGAGGTGAATATCCGGCACTAAGATGTATACACCAAGGATCTTTGCTACTTCCGTTTCTTCGTCATCTGACCACATGGAAAAATAATCACCAACATATATCTTCTTACCACGCCTTTCAAAATACTTTCTCCCTTTTATGTCAACCGTGCACACCCGATCCTGCGCATAATCATCCATAAGATGCACGTAGCCGTCCAGGTCAGCCGGCATGTACTTCCTTATGATATTATCGAATCCAATTGTACGGAAGCGCATATCGTCGCTGGCGCATACCATAATATCCCAATGAGGCAGATCTTCCAGATCCCTGTTAATTGCATGGATCTTACTCGTACTCGTTCCCCACTTAACGATCACCATCGGGTAGCTTAATAGCCGCTCCTTTATCAGCGGATCGGTCATCGTCATATCGTCCTCGTCCAGCTTAGCAACAATGAAATAGTCATTGCTGGTGCTCATGGCAATGATGTTGTCGAGCGTTTGGAAGAAACGGGCGGGGCGGCTACGGCTGGCGAATGAATAGCAGATGGTCATTATTCTGCTGCCTCCTTCGCCAATTCTTCCGAGTTATCTTTTAAATAATTGCCAATCTTTTTATGCATTTCGGTTTGGTCGGCACCATCGAAACCGCGAAACTTTACTCTTGCAGGGTAGCAATTATTAATTCCCCCGCCTTCATCCACCTCTACAACAATTGCCCAACCGAACGCATGAAGGATGGTATTTATAAACATGAACAGCCCAGTGTCCCTGAAATCCTGCCATGTCTTTTTGGTAACCATATCTGACATACTCTACTTTTTAATGATCGCATTTAATTGACTGGCAAAGTGACCGAGGATCATACCGCCGAACGATAGCTTGAGCCAGTCATATTCCATCCCTACAATGAAAGGAGTAAGCAGTATCATGAATACGAACGAATAGCTAAACCACCTAACCGTAGAGAGCGGTATCTTAACCGGCAATCCTGGCTCCTCTTTCTTCCCGTCCATCTTTGCGTTTGTCGAAGTATCGACCTGTTGAAACTCTCTCTTATCGCTCATACTTACTTGGTGTTGAATATAACATTTGCAATACTTCTTTCATCCCGCCTTCCGTCCAGCACCGGTCGCCTATACTGAACCATGGCCGGCCGGCAATCATCTGGTTTATTTCTTTGGCCTTTAGCGGCATCCTGATCTTTATATCTTTCATGTACTCGCCCTGAATCCCATTCATCACACAGTATAAAGTTTTGAGGCAGTAGCCGTACCACTTTGACCAGTCGGCCCGCGTCACCTTGATAAACTTTTCTTTATTGAACAGGATAGGACAATGGCAATCGTAGTTGTTTGTTTGGCCTATCAGGGCCCGCGTATTCTGCTTTGTATCCCCATATTGCCCCTGGCCTTCGTTGATAAGCCCCATGTGGTAGTAAGGGAATGCACCCGCCTCATAGTCTGCCAAAAGGAAATGGTCATCATGCACCATCAGGAAGTCATCACTCACTCTTTCGTCTTTACAGGCTATCATCATCTTGTTCATGATGTTGCGGTCCCTGAACCGGTTGCGGGGATCTTCGTCAGCAGGGATATGGATACATCCGGTTACCCAGTCTGGACAATAGCCTATTATGAAGATATTTCCGACGCCTGATAAATAGCGCTCTATACTACGTAAACAGTACTTTAGCTCAATATTCTTTTGAGTAGAGCGGTTGTTGAGGGGAATAACGATGTCAGTTAATTGCCTTACGGTTGGTGCAGGAACTTCTATATCGCCTATGTAATACTTAGTACTCATTTGGTCTTATACTCCCGTTTCTTTCGCTGATATAATTGCCGGGTTACCTTCTTCGATTGGCCTACCGTTTCAGCATTCGCCTCTTTACGCAGTCGTTTAGCTACTTTGTTTCGCATAAAATAAATAAGGGCGCCAAAGTGGTTAGACTTTAACGCCCTATTTCGTTAACTTTAGCCAACGTACTCAGCTAACCCTTGCGTACGTCGGAATAGCTAAGTTACTGATATTTCTGAACTTTCAAATTAATTTGAAATTATAATCCGGTTACCAGGGAATGGGTATGACCCCCATAGCGTATGCCATCCATTTGGTGATTCCATTCGTCAATAGGCGTATTGGTTACAATGCCTTCAATTTCCAGGAACTTATACTTCTTTAGCTCCTCTTTGATGTTGGTGCTACGCTTCGTATACCCCACCTTCTTACTGCGCATAAATAATACCCCTCCTATTACACTCCCCGGCCCCTTGGCGGCAGGGAAAGCGGCTATGTCATTGAGCCGTAGTTCCCGGATATTCTCTGGCGAATGGTCGCAATAACACGGCTGGCCGGTCTTGTATCCGGCTTCTTTGAATATCCTTACAACCTCCGATACCGGCAATCCTCTCGCGTGCAGCAATTCATCAGCAATGAAATCAAGGTCGCTATCCTTTGGCTTAAATGCAATACGCCCGCCTGCAGTTGGGTCGGCGCTTTCCTTCTCGGAAAATCCCCAATCGAGGTACCATATGACCCCATCAGTCCACGGGAAGTCATCGACCTCAACCCAGTTCGGATATATGGTACCGCGGAGCTTACCGGTCAATCCTCTGGCGTATACCTTAAATAAGTCCTTATCGCCTATGCGCTCAATACGCGCATGTTCGGCGTCTGTCAGGTACGGGTTGTGTTCATGCCAACTGCGAATAACTTTAACAGAGTCGAACTCCTTACCCTTCGGCCCCGTTGGGCAATTGATTACCTTATCATGTACCCAAAATGATGAAGTAGGATTATAATCCATGAAAGTTCTCACCTTGGTGCGTAGGTCCGCCTGGTAGAATATTGAGTATGGAATACGTGTAGCCTCGTTTATGTAGAGTATGTGACGCTTCCCGCCCTTAGCTTCTTCTTCATCCTCGAAGCTCTTAAACTCAATTATCGAATCGTTGTTGAATGTATATGTTCGATCGGTGCTATTGTAGTCTTTAATAAAAAGCTTTATCTCAGGGATCTTGGCAACGTTCTTAGCAATGCGGAGAGCATCTTCTTTTAGCTTTGGCACCGTGTTAGTGGTTACTGTTATGACGTAACCCTTACGGATAATAGCAATCGTAAATAATACGCGGATAATAGCCTCTGTTTTACCGCTGGACGTGCCACCCTGGTTGACGATTATCTTATCCCGGGCCGTCAGGTTAGCCCAATACAATGGGCTCTTTTCATTCTTGAATAAATGGACTTCCTTCATCTTCCAGGCTGTCTGGTTCTTCGGTATTTTCGGGCAGATTAATATTAGTATCGGCTGGCATTTGAATGATTACAGCGGGGCCTGTGAGCTTTCCATCAAGATCGAGATCCATTTTATCCCGCGGCTTACCATACGCATGTTCAAATACAAATTTGACAAGTACGGGCTCCTTTGATTCGAGCAGGTATTTAAACCCCTTATCTTCTGAGCCATAGTGCCCAATAATAGCCTTTACAGATAAGTCCCTTACCCGTTCCTCGTCTGCTTTCCGCGGCCTCCCTGGGCCTGGTCTCGCTGTAGCCATTTAATTTTGAACCGTTTAAATCTGACCCAAAGTTACTTATTTTCAATCTTTTCTGAACTTTCAATATGTTTTCCACGTGGAACCTCAACCACCCTCTCCCGACACCCCAAATATTCAGCCACCAGGGTTCTCATATTCAGGCACCACCGCTTAGTATTCCGTGTCCAATGCTTCGTATCCGGATAAGTAATCGTCCGGTAGATCGTTTTGCTTTTTGGCAACCGGAAATACTGAACGAGATCCAAGCTGCCGAGTTGTGTTGTGTTCATCGTATTCCTTTTAATCTCTCCATCATCCTTTTAAACCCCTCTTTACTCATCACCACCGATCCGGCCCACCTTGTCAGGCTATCAATGTCATCGGGGATTTCCTCGCTAAATTCGTCCCACAGTTCGTCGGGGTTGGGGGCCATCTTTAATTCCCTATCCTTCACATCAACGCTCAATATAGGTTCGGGAAACCGGTGCGCGACGGCAGGATGCGGCTTATTTATCGTTGGATCACGAACTTCTTTAATGAACTGATTATATACCTCTACGTTTCTTTTTATCCGCTCTTCCTTTTCTTCTTCGGTCAATGCATCGTATTCGGCCTGTGATTTTGTGCCACATGGCTCGCATTGATATGCTCGTTTGTCGCCAATGAATTCGACATTACACGTACCGCATTTGTTCCAGTAATTCCCCGGCGCATATCCTCCTATCGGGTATTTCTTTTCCATGTTTATTGTTTGAGTTTATTGTGTCTTTTATCATACCGTCTCGCCATCGCTTCCCACTCAATTTTAAACCAGACTTCAGACAGCGTGCTGTTTTCAAATCGTACCCCATGCTTATCAACTGCAACAAACCAGCCTTTTATAAAATCGGTTCTATTCCACTTTTCACCATCTCTTTCAACTACCGAACAATTTACTTCCGGCTCTTTGGTGCAATAGATCCGGAAGCCTTCATGTGACCTTTCGTACTTACCGATCTTATTCGCTTCCTTGATCCAGCTCATTGCCTTACCTTTTCAATGAATGCCCTGTGTTCTTTATTAAGCATAAGGTTGGAGGTAAGATCACAATACGCTTTTTCAATTGTACTTCCCTGGCCGTTAATATCCATTCCGCAAATAGTAACTGATGCGCTCCAATGCTTTTTATACGGGTTTGTCACGCTTGCCTTCATGACCACCCAGTTT